GCTTTCGCCTTCTGCCAGGCGCTCGGCGATTTGGGTCATAAGCTGCTTGGTCACCCGCACCGGCTTTTTCTTTGGCTTCTGCTCGTCGCTCATCTTAATCTCCTGTCGCTATCTCGCCACCGCAGGCTGCGTATCCTGCCATGTCGATCCAGTTGTCTGCATGTGTCGGGTTTTGCCTGATGCGTGCTGCCTTGAGCAAGGCCAGCATCACGGCCACATCGATCGCCGTGATGTCGTCCAGACCGAGGTACGCATTCCACAGATCGGCGATCCGGCGGAAATTGTCCTCGGCATCACCGTGCGTGGCTGCCCGGTCTTTCGAGACGTATTCGCTGGCCGTGGCCAGAATGTCGGTGCGTTTCATCAAAACGGTAACTCATCTTCCAGGTTGTCGTTGGGTATTTTTATCACGTCGGCCTGCGGAAAACTATCCTTCACGGCCTGCACCATCTGCCCAGCAAGCGAGCGCTGGTACATCTCGATTGCCAGGACCATTTCGCGCTCTGAGATCAGCCGCACACCTGGATGCTTTTCCTGCACGCTCTGCCAAGCCCTAGCATCGCGCAGCAGCCCGAACTCTCTGCCGTCTGCCTGCACCAACCAAACATCCTGACTTGCCGGCTCAGCGCCCGCCTCAGTGGCTGCCTGATCCATCGCCGCCATACCTCTCATGCACACGCCTGCCCGAAGGCTGACCTGTTCAGGATCTGCCGCATCGATGGCTGCGTTGAGCTTGGCCATTGCCGCACCATAGCGCTCGGCCATTTCTGGCGGCACCAGCTCGACGAGACGATCCACGCCCCATTTGCGATCCATTGCGTGCGCCATGTGATCGAACGGCGCGACGGCATAGTCGCATCGGATCTCTTCCTGCGTCACACCCGAATGCAGGACACGATCGGCCTTCCTCTGCCGCACTGGCCGCTTGGGCCGTTTTGCTATCGTTTCGCTCATTGCCTTCCACACCTAGCATCTACCTGCCAAAACACTCCACACCACACCCCACACCCCCTATAGGGTGTGGTGTGGAGGTGTGGAACAGGGTGTTTTTCCACACCTCTCCACACCTTTCCACACCTAGGTGTGGAGGCCTTCGTGATGGGTCGTTTGGGGGTCATCCTGTGCATTCTCCGTCGTTGGTTTGGCATAGATATGCCTGGTCGTTGAATATCCAGTCAGCCTGGCGTTCGACGAACTGGCCCAGCTCTGCAAACGTCCTCGTCTTGTGAAAGCTGCTGCCGATCTCAGCCTCCATGTCAGCCCACCACTGCATACGATCTGGATGCTCTCGCCACATCATCGCCAGCGTGGCTTCTGACTTTAGAAAGCAGCCGTCGCAGTTGCCCTTTGGCGTGCTGCCATTTGGCCCGACAAGGCGCAGATCAAACGGCTGCGCGTTCCAGAACGCCATGACATCCTTCTTGGTCACGCCAGCATCGTTGAGCGGATACCAATAGTCCCATCTGTCTTTTGACGGGCCTTCCTGCACTCTGTGCGCTTCGTCTGCCCTGATGCCGACGCAGCTCCACCATCTCTTCCAGCCCTGGCTGACCAGGTATCGCTTCATGGTTCTAATCTTTGCCTCTGCCGTGCAGAAGCGTGCGACGACATTTGGCAGGTAAGATCTGCTGCGGAACAGCGCGGCAAGAGGCTCACCATTTCGGCTGGCGCTGTTGTGGTTGACCACATCGTAGCTGACTTTGTTGTTGCGCCGGGTGTATTCCAGCCAGGTGATCGGCACCTGCCAGCGTTCGCTACACTCCTGCACGAAATCCAATGTCTCTGGCATCTCGCGGCCTGTGTTGGCGAACAGCACTTTTGCCCGATCTGGCAGGCTGCCGTTGACCTCAAGGATTTGGTACAGCATGTAGCCACTGGTGCGGCCACCGCTGAAAGAGATCAGGACGCTGCCATCTGGAAGCTTGTAGCTCACAGCCCAGCCTCCTCTCTGGTGATCATCTTGCCCACGACGATGACGCCGATCTCTCTGCCGAGGCGCCCGTTCTTGACCTTTTCGGCGCGCAGCACGTCGGTCTTGAGCCACTGCTTGATCATGCCGTTGACGCGCGCCTTGCCAAGCTTCTCGGTGGTGTCGATGTCTAGGATCTCTCCGATCGTATGGCCTGCCCAGTTCTTGGCCTGCGGGCTGTCGCGCAGCGGCTCCTCTTGGCTGGCCTGTTCGATGGCCTGCTGCACCTGCCGCGTCTGCTTGACCGTGATGCCGTCGAAGAGATCCGGCAGCGTGATCGGTATGACCGTGCCAATCCATTCTCCGTTGGCGATCTCAACGCCGATGGTTCGCATGTGTAGTGCCTTCTCTGCCGGCGCGGCCAGGTTGGCCTTGGCGTCGTCAATGCGGAACAGGCCGGACGCCTGCTCTTCCTCAATGCCAAGGCGCATGGCGTCATCAATGCTCACGCGGTTGATCACGCGCGCAGCTCTGGCCGCCCCGATCAGTGCGTTGGCGCCTCTGATGCTGTCTACGGTCGCATCTTCCCCGTTGCCCTTGCGCACATGGTGGATCAGATGCACGGCGCAGTCGGTGTCTCTGGCCAGCTTGCGCAGCATGGCGACGACGATCTGGATCTGTACGTTGGCGTTCTCATTGACCGCGTGGATGCTGACGAAGGGATCGACGATCACGCAGCCGATGTTGTGTTGCTTGATCTTGGCGGCCATCAGCTCCAGCAGTGCGTCGTTGGTGATCACGCCGTCCCTGCCTTCTGCCGCCAAGGTGATCTGGATGTCGTCTTCCCCGTCGATGAACAGCCTGCCTGCCAGATCTGCGTGGCTGATCTGGTAGTGCTGCATCAGGGACGCCAGACGCAGCTGCATCTCGGCGCGCGGATCTTCCAGGTTGATGACCCATGTGTTGGTCTGCTCGCGCACCGGGCGGTCGAGGATCGGTTTTCCTGTTGCGATTGCAATGGCTTCTGCCAGTGCGAGAGATGTCTTGCCGATCCCGCCTGCCGATGCTGTGACGGTCAGGTACGACCTGATGTACACGTTGTCGTAGACCCAGCGGCGGCGCGGCAGCAGGGCCGGGTTGAACGGCTGCACTGGGGTCGGCCATGTCTGCTCAGCATCGTCCCGTTCGCTGGCTTCGATGGCTTGCGCGGCCATCCGCTCGGCCACTGGGTCTGAGGTCGGTGCGTATCCCTTGGCTCTGGCACCGTCAATGGCGGTCTGCACCTCGCGTCTGGTGTCTTCGACGGTGTAGCCTGCCATCGTGAAGCGATCGGTCAGGGCGTGGATCTCTGCGTCGGTCAGGCCGCGTGAGACGTAGCTGGCGACCAAGCGCACGACGTTGTGATGCCAGTTGTTGCCGGCCAGGATGTCGGCCTCTGCCATTGCCCGGTCCATAGCCTGCTGGCCGAGGTCGATCTGTATCCCATTGGGTGACCCATCCTGTACGGTGTTTGTACGGTCAGGCTCTGGGAAGGCACGCATCATGCGCTCGAAAGGCACGGGGTCTCGGTCGGTGCTGAAATCTGTGCGCATGGTGACCAGTTCCGGCACATATCCCTTCATGCGCTTGCGCTCTGGCGGCCAAGATATGGTGCCTGCCACGCGCATGATGCGTGATGGGTTCACCACTGTCTCATCGGTCTGCAGGCTGGCGGCGATGGCTTTCTGAACATTGCGCCATGCGCTCATGTTGCGCACGGGTTCTTCCAGCCGCCAGTAGGCATGGCCTCTGAGGTATGGCACGGTGCCGGTGCGCACGCTCATGGTGAATTTCGGGCCCGCGAAGGCTGTGACGTTGCGCATGCTGTCGCTGTTGTCTGCGTCGGCAAAGCAGTAGAATGCGGCCAGGATGTCGTCATCCTTGGCACCTTTGCGATCGGCGTTTGGGCTGATTGGGTTGACGCAGGCGTAGACGTTTTTCTTGTGTTCGTTCATTGCGACCGCGTGCTGCGCGGCCTCTTCGATGTTGTCGTGGCTGAAGCGGCTGACCGAGATCGCGCCGTTCAGTCCGATGCAGCGCAGCTCTAGCTGCGGCTGCTCGTCTGCGATGTCCTGCCAGCCGTCGGTAATGACGCGCAAGAACTTGGCGACCTCTGCTTGATCCGCTTGCTGTGGGTTTGTCTGCATGCTAACCTCTGCCTACACGATACGTCATTGGTGTTGTGTCCTCCCTGAAACTGCCCCGGCGGTCCTCCCCCGCCGGGGCTTTTTTTATACCTCAGAATTCGAGGTCGTCAGCATCGACTGTGGCCGGTGCAGGCGGCGGCACGGGCGCTGCCTTGGCTGCAGGCTTGGGCGGCTCGATGGCGATGCCGCCGGCTGCCCCATCTTTCAGAGCGTCAGGGCGAGGCACCCACTTGACGATCGTCAGCACCGGGCTGATCGTGCTGCCGCGCTTGAACTGCATGGCCTTGGTGTCGGTCAGGCGCACCAGTGGCAGCATGTCCGGGCCAGGCTGCTGCTGCAACTGCGGCGCCAGATCGACCAGGCATTGCCAGACTGCCGTGGCTGCCTGCTCCCAGGTTGCCGTGGCACCACCGCCTGTGGCGACCGGGATGCTGAAGCCTTTCTTCCAGTCGTCGCCGGGGCTGGGCATCATCTGGTTGACGCTTTGGTTCCACTTCCATTCGGGCGCCACGCCGGCGATGCCTTCTGACTTTTGATAGCCGGTCTTCATCTTGGCGATGTCCAGCACGAACCCTTTGGTCGCATCGTAGGGTGTCTTGTCACCGCCGTCGCGGATGTAGAACGACTTGGGTCCGACCGATCCGTCTTGCGTTCCGCGTGCGGACCACTGAAGGAACGGGCCGCCGACGCCGTTGCTGCCTGTGTCTAGTTCAAACATGATTAGCTCCTTGGATTGTCGCATTCCCATCTTGGGAACTTGGAAAGCCGGGAACCGCCCGGTCGGATCGACGGCTTAGATGCCGTAGAATTCTTTGCGCAGGGTTTCGCTGCCTGACCAGTAGAAACTGGACGGCTGCACCGGCACGATCGCCTTGGCTGTGTCCTTGTCGCAGTGCCGCAGGAAGGCTTCGATCCTGCCGATCTGCACCTTGGCCTGCGCCAGCAGCTCGGTCGGATCACCGTCGGCCAACATGCTTGTCTTCTTCTCGCTGACGTACAGGAACCGCACGTCCATATTACCCTTCGCCTTAGCATAAATAGCCCTTTGCAGCTGGTGTTCTGGCGACATGGTGCTTGGTATCCGCGAGGTCGATTTAAGATCGATCACCACCCCATGCTGCGGGAACACCAGGTCGAGGTAGCCAATGACCGGGATCGACCAGCCCTCGCCCTTGGCGGTGATGCTGATCTTCTCTTGGTTGCTCTCGCCCTCTTCCACCTCTGGGAACTCTGGCTTGCCAAATTCTTTCAGCTCTTCGATGGCGAGCTGCGCCATCGGCTTGATCCGGGCGCGCTCGGCGCTGGTCTTTTCGTCGCCGATCGGGAACCGCTTGTCGAACTTGGCCAGCGCTCTGTCGATGCAAGCGGTCTCGCTGTCACCCATCAGGATCTGCACAACCGCATCCTCGATGCAAATCCCGCGCCAGGCTGCCGCGCCCATCGGTGTGCGCAGGCCGTGCAGGTATTGCATGACCCAGACATCGGGCGCGTTGGCCCAGAGGTTAATGCTGGATGCAGACAGGTGATCGATGTTGTGCTTGCTGAAACCGTCACTCATCGGGCAGCTCGTCGGCCAGCATTTCAATCGCGTCGATCACGCACTGGATCTGCTCTTGGATCACGACATCCTGGGCGGCGTACTCAGCGGCGTCTAAAGCCTCTGGGTACGGGTCTTTCTTCACTTGGCCGAGCATGCGTATAGCCTCTCTCAGAGCGTGCTCTTGATCTCTTCGCGCTTGCAGCAGCATTGCCAGCACGTCGTATGCGTCGTCAGAAGTTAGCTTCATGTGCCATGATCTCCCTGGCTAGGTAACAGAAATCTTCGAATGAAATGTTGCAGCGGATGCCCTGCATCTCGACTACCACGCGGGTGGGCTGCCGATCGTAACGGTAAATGAGCGCGGGCCGCTTGTTTGTCTTGGCCGCTGCGGTTGTGACCTGCTTCCACCACTTGTCTGTGCCGCTGATCGGGCCATCGGCGTAGCGTTTCAGCTCAAGTTCAAACGGGAACGCCGGATCGTCGGGGATCAGGTCGCCATGCTCGGCCTCTTGATATTGACGCAGGTCTCGCTTGAAGCTGATGCCCAGTTCGAACAGCAGCATGTTGGCGACCTCGCGCTCAAACTGCGCGCCCTTGGTTCTGCTGTTGGTCATCCGCCCAATTCCATCATGTCGTAAACGTCAACAGCGTCTGAATGTGTGTGCTGCCACCGCTTGGCGGTTGCTTTGCGAGCGCCACCTGCCCGCGCTTCGTTTACTGCGTCACGATTGAACCTGTGCGCCCAGCCCTTTCTGCGGATAGCCATCTTCGCAGTCGCCAAATTAATTCCCGCAGCCCTTGCGCACTCAACAATAGTGCAATCCCATCCGAACAAGTTTGCGATTTGCCATATACGAAACGCCGTGGCCTCACCCTGAATGCGCTTGTTGCGGCCCTGCGCGCTGCTTCCCCAAGTGTTTTCCGTTTTCATATCAAATCCCCCAGATCAGGTAGCCAAGCACGACGCCGACGAGCGTTGCCGCGCACAGCATCAGCACCAGGCTGACGCCGATCTGGATCAGGCCGCGCCACATGCGGTCATGCTGCGCATCCCACTGATCGTCCATCTGTTCCATGTCGCCGGGTTTCATTGCTCTGCCTCCTGTTTCTTTTTGATGATCGCGCTGCGCCGCTTCATGGTGTCACGCACGATCGATGAGAAATCCTGACCCAAGGCGCGACAGATGTCACGCCATTCGGCCTGCTCCTGCTTGGTCACGCGGACCTTCATGTAGGTGTCTTTGTTCATGCCGGTGAGACTATGTGGCCACAGTGGTTAGGTCAAGCATCATTTTCTATCTTGACCTTGTGGCCACACTGCTTATGTTGGGGGTGAAGAAACGGAGGACACGACAATGCAAGTTAAAGTTAAAAACGTTCGTATCTTTTTTGTGGATCGCGTTCCGCACAGCGGCTTTGGCATTATGGCGAACGATCAGGATGGCCGCGAGTATGTCCTACTCGACAGCGACGGCGATCATCGCGTCATGTCTTACGTCAAAGCCGACATGGTGGTCGATAAGATCAAGGCCGCAGGAAACATGGTGTGCCTGGAGCATTGGGACGTGCGTGCGCCTTACGGCACTCAGGCATGGCTGATCGACGGTATGGAACAGCGCCAGATCGAAGACGAGCGTTTTGGATATTGCTGATTTTAACCGGGGGCTTCGGCCCCCACCCACCCCCAGCAGGAGGAACGACCATGAACCTACACGACATCTTCGGCGCCATCGCCATCTTCATCATCCCGCTTGCCATGCTGGCGTTGTGATGGGGGACGAGATGGCAACACACGAACAGATCGCGAAACGGATGCGGCGCAAGATTGAGATCGTGCGCTTGGATGCAGATCGCAGCGGCGCCGTGTATTACGACATGACGGAACTGCTGGCGCTGCTGGATATGCTGGAACGGGTCTATAAAATGGAAGTGACCGATGGCGATGCGTTACGAGACGAGACATTTTGAGACTGAGCGTGAGGCGCAGGAATATGCCGACCGCAAGAAAGCGTCGGGCGTCGTCGGCTATAGCGAGGTTTATGTGAGCGGGCCGTTCAATGTCTGCGGCGTCTGGGCTGTTCAAGTGAAGGAATATTTTGGATGAAGGCACCAAGCAATTTGAAGCTGTGGGTAGACATTGCGGAGCATGGCGACAAGGTGGTGTATCACGTCGGCACACACGCGGGCGGCGACATCTGCCGCGAAGCTTATGATCTGTATGAGGCCGGCATGATTTCTCTGGTGCGCCAGCGGAAAGACAAGACCAGCACGTTCGAATATATCGCGCAGCGCACGAAGACGAAGCGGAGATGATGAGCAAGGTGCAGGCCGCAGGCGCAGCACTCGTCAATAGCGCCGCCTTCTGGGCGGCAGTGAGAAAGCAGATGGAGAAAAAGAATGGCCAAATGGAAAGAGATCCCATCGCCCGAAGCCATCGTGCGGGCGGCTCTGGAACGGGCGGCGGCACACATTGCACCTGATCCAGATCACGATAGATCCGATTGGATGGACGTAGCATGGGAGCATGACAGCCAAGCGTGGCGGATTTTCAACCTCGCATCCGACCCCGCCGTGGTGGCGGCGATCATCAAGGCAGCAGGGGAGGATCGGGGATGAGTGAACACCGATCATTCCCAGAAGCCGCCAATGGTCTGCCACAAGCGCCGATGGAGGCTGAACTGTGGGCGGCTGGCTGCGACCTAGAGACCGCCCGCTTTGTCGCCAAGCAACTTGACCGAGAAGGCTACAGGCTCATCAAGCCACACGATCTGTGGACCGACCACAAGCATTTTGAGGGCGACCGCAAGTATGCCTTACGGCAAATCCTCAAGTGGATTTTGGGAGAAAAGACATGAGTAGCTGGCGATACCAGATCATGCAGCACACCGACGACAGCGGCGATCCATATCTGGCCGTGCATGAATTCTACACCCTACACGATGGCAAGGAAGGCTTTACAGAACGCCCGGTGCCGATTGAGGCCGATAGCGTAAAAGACCTGCGCATGGCCCTGCTTGACATCCTGCGCGACCTAGAACGCCACGGCGTCAGAGACGCCAAGACCGGCGCGCCTATACAGCCCGCAAGTTCTGAAGACCACTAAGGTAGGCCTCAGCCTGCCGCGCGCTGTCGAACACCTTGCCCGGCCATTCGTCTTGATCGGCCTGATCGTCGCACACGATCCAATGACAGCGCCCCTTGAACTTAGGGATCACACCGCCCCGGCTGATACGGGTCGCATACTGATCGAGCATCTTGTAGCCAGCGCTGGCCACGCCGATCACGTTCTTCTGCCGCTCGGCCATCGTGTGGTAGATGATGCCAGAGATGTGCAGGTGGCCTT